GAAATGGAAATCATGTACACAAAGGCATTAGAGAAATATCCAAGCCTTACACAAATAATCCAAGAAAAATTAAACGTTTTAAAATTAGTTAGATTATGAGTAAAATAGTAGCAGATTTAAATGATAGTCAAGAGCTTATTATTAAAAAAGTAAAACGTATAGGATATTTAATTAACCATGAAGTAAATACGAAGCCTATGCAGATTAGTTTAGGTTTAGATATATTAGATATTTTATTAGGACAATTTAATGAGGAAGATTTAATTAATATTTTAATAGAAGATAGTCATGGAAAATAAAACACACTTTAAAAAGCTACGTAATCCAAGCTATATTGGAAGCTACGAGTTAATGGTTGGAACTAATTCAGTTGAGTTGAATGTGACAATCGAAAGAGCCGTAAAGGAAATGGTTCAGAATGGCGATAAAAAAGAAGAAGCTATGGTAATTTACTTGCAAGGTCACAAACCAATGATTGTAAATTCAACAAATGCAAAGAACATATCTAAAGCATTAAATAGTCCTTACATTGAAGATTGGGTTGGTAAAGATATTACGTTGTATGTAGCGAAGATTAGAGCCTTTGGAGAGAATGTAGACGCTTTGAGAGTAAAGACAGTTACAAGTATTAAACAACTTCCAGCATTAGAAATAAACACACCTAATTTTGAAGCGGTAAAGATAGCATTAAGTTCAGGTAAATTTACCATCGAACAGGTGAAATCAAAGTATCAAGTAAGTGAATCAGTACAAAAACTATTACAAAATGGAAAGTAAAATATTTAGAATGAGAGCAAGTCAATCAGGCTTGCTTTCTACTAACGGGAAAGATGAATTAAAACTAGGTGCAAGTTTAACAAGTTATCTAAAGCGTTGGTATGCAGAACAGAAGTATGGTATTCGTGAAGACATACATTCAAAGTATATGGAGAAAGGTGTGCATTGTGAAGCTGAAGCAATCGATGTATGTGCAGAACGTCTAGGACTTGGTATGTTAGAAAAGAACTTAGTACACTTCAACGATGAATACTTTCAAGGAAGCCCTGACGTTTATACAGATGAATTAGTAATTGACTTAAAATGTAACTGGGATCACATTACTTTCCTAGATGCTGTAACATCACCAATCAACAAAGATTATGAAGCACAATTACAGGTATACATGCATCTATTAGGATTAAAGAAAGCAAAGTTAGTATACGTTCTATTAGATACACCTGACTTTGTAAACTATGGAAACGAGGTTACATATTCACACCTTCCAATTGAGCAACGATTCTTTGCGTTTGATTTGGAATACGATAAAGAAATGATTGAAGCAATGCAAGAGAAGGTAATTAATGCAAGAACTTTTTTAAATGATTACGATGCAAGAATCAAAAATATACTTAGATAAGAGAGATAACACCATTGTCATGTTAGTATTACGTGGCAATGGATTCATCCGAGTTAGACCACATAAAGGATTAGATATAGTAATGAGTGTAGAATGCTTTGAAGAAAATTTTAAAAGGATATGATAATTATATTAACAATGAAGTGTGGAGATATTATAAAGTTTGAATCTGACAGGGAATTTGAAGAACTAGCAGAAGATATACTTAATAGACAATGGAGTAGAGTGCTTAGAATAAACGGAGTAAAAATAGTATTTAATAGGGATGATATAAAATATATTAGTCATGAATAAACAAATAAACAATACGTTTCAAGTGCTATGCTTAATGCAAGTGGCATTAGAGAAGTTAGAAGATATGCCAGAGGGCAACATCTTCAGAGAGAATAATTACGATACAATAGATAACTTCATCAAGTATCTTGAATCACATGTTGAGCCTTTGACAAGTGAGATTAACGTACAGGAGTCAGACCAATATGTTTACATCACAAAAAACATTCGTAAAGTAATCGATAAAATTAGAATCAAATGAAAATAATAATCGCAATGTGTGTTTGGTGTGTTCTAACAAGTTTTAAGGCTAGCTATTATCATTCTTCATTTCATGGTAAAATAACTTATAGCGGTGAAATTTATAATGAGAATAAATTAACGGCTGCTTCAAATGTTTATCCAATTGGAACGAAATTGAAAGTTACAAATATAGAAAATAATAAATCTGTAATTGTAAAGATAAATGACAAAGGATCATTTCGTAAAGTAACACTAGACTTATCAAAGAAAGCATTTAGTAAGATAGCTGAATTAGATAAAGGAGTAATTAATATAACGATAAAGAAAGTATGAAAATAACTATAGCAAAAATAATCCGAGAACTTGAAAAGAAAGGATATAATAAAGCATATTTAGTAAAGTCAGTTGATGAACATTTGATAAAAGACATTCGAGATATAATAGACGAGATTCTCAAAGAACAAAAAGGTATAACTATTAACGGATCATTTATAAAGGAATAGATATGACAAAGAAAGAAGAACTTAAGTATAATTTGAAAATGGAACAGCTTTTAACAAGTCAATTGTTTGAGCAAATACGAGAATTAAAGTATGAGAACGCAACAATGCGAGACGATTTATTCCATCTTAGTAAAGACTACTTCACACCGAAAGACGCTATTGTAGCAAAGGTTATCGAAGCATACAAAACAAGGTCTGAAGTAGGGATAGCGAAGTATGGCACAACACTAGAAGAGAATAATACGGATGACTTTCTGCAGCACTTACAGGAAGAGTTAATGGATGCCACACTTTATATTGAAAAATTAAAGGGAGTTGAGTCTCAGTTAAAAAAAATATACTTATATTAGTAAAAAATTAAAAACGATGAGTAAATTTAAAGGAGTGATTACACACATTGGAGATGTAATCGAATTAGGTAACTACAAAAAGTTGTATGTTCATGTAGTAGAAAACGAAGGAGAGTATCCTCAATCATGTAACTTCGAGGTATTTGGTGAAGCAAAAGTAGATAACGTTCTAAAGTATAATCGAGTTGGAGATGTAGTCGAAGTAGATTACAATCTTAAAGCTCAGGAATCAAAACGAGAAGCTGGTGTATTCTTTAACACGATTCAAAGCTGGAAGATTACAAAGCATGATTAAGCAAATAGAAGTAATTGCAAAGAAGCATAAGGACTGGGTGAATATCGCTCGGTCCTTTGGTGCTAAAACTGAAGCAGAAGATATCGTCCAAGAAATGTATCTACGCTTAGATAAATACATCAAACCCGACCAAAATATTACGACATCTTTCGTATGGATTACACTGCGTAACATTTACTTCGACTTTCTAAAGAAAGAGCCAGTTACGTTTGAACTAGATAAGACCGTTTCTGAAGCCGTTTGCGAGACTGAAAGTATAATTGCATACGAAGAACTAAATAAACGCGTTAGAGACGAACTTAATAATGTCGATTGGTTTGACAAAATGCTATTCGAACTATACGTTACAAGTGGAAAATCGATGCGAAGACTAGAAAAAGAAACAGGAATTAGTCTTTCTTGTATACATTACACCACCAATAGAACAAAAAAGCACTTAATTAGTTTACTTAATGAAGACTATGAAGATTATTTAAACGAAGATTACGAATGGCTAAAAGAAAAGCAACAGGACTAGGAGATACAATTGAGAATGTACTTCAAGCGACAGGAATAGATAAGGTAGCAAAGTTTATATTAGGAGAGGACTGCAAGTGTGATGAACGTAAAGCAAAACTTAACGAACTTTGGTCCTATAGAAAGAAACCACTTTGCCTTAATGAAGATGAGTATCTTTGGCTTAGTGAAGGTGGATTAAAGAAAGCAGAGACATCCTTAGTAGATTCTATGTTGATGCAAAGAACACATAACAGAGTATTCCAAACTGGGAGATTAGAATATACTTCTTGTGCATCTTGTTTGAGAGATCAATATAGTGATTTGAAACGAATTTATGACACATACTAACAACGATATAATACAAGTAATATACTCAGGCGAGTACTTTTTTGTTATTTGCCTGAATTAAATAATTAATTTTTATTAATTGTGGATAAGAGAAAAAATAACGGAGGACATTCTACTGCTGGTAAAGCTGGTCGTAAAAGTTTATCCGATGAAATTAAAGGATTCAACTTAGCTGCTCCACATGTTGAAGATGCTTTCAGAGTGATAGCAGAAATAACAATTGACGAAACTAAAAGACCATCAGATAGAATAGCAGCTGCTAAAATTATAATCGAGTATGGTTGTGGTAAACCTAAAGAAAGAGTAGAATCAGATGTTACAATCAATACTACAACACTAAAAGACCTTATTAATTTTGGTGACACTCAATCCTAAATACAAACCTTTTGGAAGTGATAGCAGATATTTTATTATTACTGGTGGTCGCGGTAGCGGTAAGTCTTATAGTATTAATTTGCTCTTACTTCTACTTACTTATGAGAGTGGGCATACTATATTGTTTACAAGATATACCCTTACTTCTGCTCACGTTTCTATTATCCCTGAGTTTATTGATAAGGTTGATGTACTAGGTAAGCATTCAGATTTTCATATTACAAAGGATGAAATAGTAAATCTTAGAACAGGAAGTAAGATATTGTTCAAAGGGATTAAAACAAGTTCAGGAACTCAGACCGCAAACCTTAAATCATTAGCTGGAGTTACAACATGGGTACTAGATGAAGCAGAAGAGTTAACGGATGAAGATGTATTTGATAAGATTGACTATTCGATACGTTCTAAAGACAAACAGAATAGAGTAATACTTATACTTAATCCAGCAACAAAAGAGCATTTCATTTATCAAAAGTTCTTTGAAGCGAAAGGAGTTGAAGCAGGGAGTAATGTAATCAAAGGCGATACTACATATATCCATACGACATACCTAGATAATTATAACAACTTATCAGAATCTTTTTTAAATCAAATACAAACGATAAAAGAACGTAGGCCTGACAAGTATAAACACACGATATTAGGTGGCTGGTTAGATAAAGCTGAGGGAGTTATATTTACCAATTGGAGAATAGGTAACTTTGTTAATTGTGGTACTATTGTTTTTGGTCAAGACTTTGGTTCAGTAGACCCTACTACATTGGTTAAAACTTCGATTGATAAAACAAATAAAAAGATTTACATTGAACTTTGCTACTACAAATCAGATTTGACACCTACTCAAATAGTAGAGCTTAATAAAAAGTTTTGTGAAAAAAGTTTAATTGTTGCAGACCACGCTGAAAAATTAACCATTGCAGAAATGAAGAGTAAAGGTTTAGTTGTAGTTGATTGTGTTAAAGGTGCTGGAAGTGTAAACGATGGAATAAGACTATTAAAAGATTATGATTTGATTATTGACGAAAATTCCGTAGATTTGATAAAAGAATTAAACAACTATTGTTGGTTGGAAAAGAAGTCGGAAACACCGATAGATAAGTTCAACCACGCATTGGATGCTTTGAGATATGCAGTGTCGTATCAATTAGCTAATCCAAACAAAGGGAAGTATAGTGTATATTAAAAGAACAAAATATGAAAACAGAAGTTAAAGAAGTAACGTTTCAAGTACCAAACAAGAAACAAATTATTAAGGATGTAACCTTAGACTTGATTGAAAAGTTTAAAGCTGAGCATGGGGAAGGGTGGAAGTTAGAGATGTACGAAGCAATCGACAACGAGATAATGAAGTTCCAAGGAAGTTTGGAGTATTGGAAAGCTATTAGAAAGAATATTAAATGAAGTTAGAATTAGTAATACCAACATCTTTAAGTGAGATACCTTTGATGCACTACCAAAAATACATGGTAGTTGCATCGAATAAAGACAACTCGGAGCTGTTTATATCACAGAAAATGATTGAGATTTTCTGTGGCATAGAGTTAAAGAATGTAGTTAACATTAAGCTATCAGATGTTATTGACTTGGTAACACATTTCAAAGGATTATTTGATAAGAAACTAGAACTTAAAAAGACATTCGAAATACAAGGTGTAAAGTTTGGATTCATTAACGAACTTGAAGATATATCCTTTGGAGAATATGTAGATTTAGAATCAAACATAATCGATGTACAATCATTCCACAAAGCAATGGCTGTAATGTACCGACCTATCACAAGTCAGAAGGGAGATAAGTATACCATAGATAAATATAGCGGTACAGCGAACTATGCTGAATTAATGAAATATGCTCCTTTAGATGTTGTACTTCCTGCATCGGTTTTTTTTTGGAATTTAGGAAACGAACTATTGACAGCTACCCTGTCTTATTTGGAGAGCAAGATGACGAAGAAGAGCAAAACGATTTTAGCGAAACAACTCAATTTGGACAACGATGGGGATGGTATCAATCAATATATCAACTCGCTAAAGGAGACATTACAAAGTTTGAACGAGTTACAGAAACAGGACTTTTTGAGTGCTTAACGATGTTGACATTTGAGAAGCAGAAGTTAGAAATAGAAACTAGACAAATAAAAAAAGCACATGAAAGGATACTATGATTTTACAAAAGCATTTCACGATTTCTTAATAAGTGATCCGTTAGTAAACCAGGTTACAAAAGGAAGCCTGGACAAGATTACAAATGCTAAAAAAGATATGTATCCCTTAGCTCACGTAATGATTGATAATGGTGCGTTTGAATCAAATACTATTAGGTTTAGTATTACATTAATTGTAATGGACATAGTAGACTATACTAAGGAAGATTTGACTCACTTATATTATGGTAATAACAACGAGGATGATATCCATAATCAAACATTAATGATTTGCCAACGTGCATTTGAAAGTATGCGAAG